GTTCTGGATAACAATACTCATATGATAGAGGTAGTGTTGGTGGATGATCAATCATGTATCGATTCATGTGAGACTCATCATGCCATTGAGCGATAACATTATTTTCAAGATCTATATTAACTCTAAAGGCAATGACCTCAGCCATATTCATAAAGAATTCTGTCTTTCCACCATTGAACCCTCCCGCATAATAAGACCTTGCCTTCTCCTCGTATGGAACATAAGCAAGCGAACTTGAATTCCTATCAAATGATTTCTGAGCATCAGACATACGAGATTGATAGAAATGATTCGTTGCTACAAGATCACCAAGGATTTCATCACCAACTACTTGACTAATAGCCATGTCTACATCGAAGTAGAAGCAATAATCATGCTCAAGAATAAAGTCTTTCTCTTTCATGAAGTAGTTGTATCTTTTTAATGTAGGCATTGGCCATGGTTCATGGTCAATCGTATGGACCCTAACATTATCTGATACTTCTTCTAATTCATGATCAGTGAACAGGAGACATGTCTTCTCATGACCAGGGAGAAAGAACGCTTCGATGTTATCGTAAAGTTCCTGAACAAAATGAATATACTTATTCGTAGCAATAGTTAGGATGCAGATTTTCATGCTTCCTTCTCCTTTTCTAATGCTGTCCATGCATCTTGCACATCCTGTTCATATAATTCTTGAACAAAAATGGTATTGATGTGGTCTTTATAGATCTCCACATACCCAGCAGCATGAATTTTTTCTCTAAGTGCTCTATGAACCGCAACGTGATCTTGATACTTTTGGAATGATTCATGCTCATCTTCCAATTCGATGATCATCATCTTCGGAAGCCATTCACTAAGATCGAATCCCTCAAACACATCTGCTTCTCTTCCTTCAACATCTACAGTCAAGAGATCAATCTGACCTGGTTCAATATCAAAGTAATCAAGAAGACTATCAAGAGTTACTTGCTCAATCTCTCCTCGTTTTGAGAATGGAATATGCTGAGCCCAATCTATCTCAGAGTATCTCTTAACCTGTTCAGGATCAGATGTAGTGAGAGGACCACCAACATACAAATCAATGACCTTATCTACTGATCCTACAGCACACTGAACAACTGCAATCTCTTCATTCTTTTCATGACGACGTAAACAAGCATCATAATGCTCCTCTACAGGTTCCACATAGATACCACCCCAACCATGGTCAGCAAGACAGGAAGTATTTGAAAAAGATTCACCATCAAATGCACCAACCTCAACAAAGAATCCTTCGGAAGGGAATCCAAAATATTTTGTTAAGATATCATCCAGTCCCTGCACCTGGCATGTTTGCGATACATTGTAATTAGCCATTTCATTTCTCCTTGATATAGAAAGCGTCTCCCCAAGTTGTTCCAGACAAATCAGTCTCTACTCTGGAGAATCCGTATGTTGATAAGAATTTATCTAGTTCATCGACGTGAGGTGCGTTTGCATAAACCTCAGCAACATTGATCTCAGTATAAACATAATCAATGCTATTTAACAAGTTCTCTGCACCCTTCAAGACCTCAAGTTCGTATCCTTGAACGTCGATATTCATAAAGTTATAGTCTGCAGGATCAAGATCACATTCATCAAGACGAACCATTTTCACATGTTCTTTTCTAGGAAACTTAATTCCTGGATACTGCTCAAGAACAATCTTAGGTCTCAAAACAGAACTGCACATTCCATCATGATCACTGACGTACATCTCAACATCACAATTTTGATTTCCAAGAGCGTATGGCCAGAGTTGAATGCTTGCTTGATCTGCATACTCAGCAAGTTGACCGTGTAGAATGTCTACAGTTCTAGAAATAGGTTCAAAGAAACAAAGGTTCTTAATCCCAAGGTCAATGTAATCCTTTACTTCTTCACCAAAGTGAGCACCAATATGAAGAGCTCCTACGACTTTCATATTGTACTTTTTTACCAAACCATCTAATGAAATCAGCATAATATCTCCAGTAATCGTTTTACAGAATGTTCATAAGTAAGATTGTCTTCAATATATTTACGAGGATTATACTTGTCTATGTTACCATAGAATTTATCAAATGCCTCCTCCATAAGAATATGATCAAGAGGTGGATCAGTAGTTCTATACACTTCACCACATTCATCAGACCAGTATGGAACAGAAGTTGCAGGTATAGAATACTTAGGACCCATATCATTCCATTCTGATACATCCCAAGAGAAGATAGGAATGTTGTGAGACATGATTTCCTGAACAGCAATACCTTGACTCTCTGTTCCATTCAGTAAGAAACAGAACTTTGCTCTACTACACATGAGTGCAAGTTCTTTCTGATCGTAGTTACCATACACAAGCGTCCTATAAGACATTTTCTTTTTCTGAAGTAGATCAGAGACAGCATTGAATTCCTGTACAGATCTACGCTTAGAATAGATCATACAATCAAACTGATGAACTTCGTCATCTCTTTTGATTTCTGGAAGTGGGATACCTACAGGCCATGTCTCTACTCTATCAAATCCAAACTTATCTATAGCAAGATCTTTTGTCCATTGAGAAGGAACAATAATAGATTTATATCTTTCAGGGTGTTGTTGAAGTTCTTTTACATGTTCATCAAAGAACCATATCTGAGGACCAATAACACAGTTCTCAAGAGTCAGATTTGAATGTTTGATATAACCATTTCTATCGTACTGAACGATAAAATTGTGGTCGTACTTCTCTTCGTTTACTGCATAGGGAATCTTTTGATCTTCTAAACTTGCTAAAAGATTTCTAACGACCGCACGGGGTCCAGTCATCCTATTGGTTCCCATCCAATAAGACTCTTCATAGAACAAATTAATCATAGACTCTCCAAAACACTTCTGATCATGTAATTTAATCCTTGCTCTCGTTCCAGAGAGGTCATTTCTTCACCACTACTTAGGTGATCAGAGACAGTGTTCACGGACAAAGCCCTTTTCCCGAATCTCATTGCAAGACTATAGAGTACATGAGTTTCCATATCAACAGCAAGGACTCCCATGCGAGCAAATTTTTCGTGCCATTTAAAATCTGGTTGATAGAAATAATCGTTGGAAACCATTTGACCAACAGAAGCAATAGGGTTCTGCTTCATGTAGTTTTTTAAGAGATGGTAGTCACAACATGGACACAGTTTGAATCCAGGAATCAGATTCTCAGTCATAGCACTATCAGTTGCAGCAGACATCGCAACAACAATATCTCCAATCTTTAGATCAGGAGCAATACCTCCACAACTTCCAACTCTGATAATCTTTTCAACATTATAAACATTGTATAGTTCATGTGCATAGATCCCAAGACTTGCTTGTCCCATACCACTTGCCTGAACTGATACTTTCTTTCCTTTGTAAGTTCCGCTGTACCCCAAACAATTGCGAACTTTATTCACAACTTCATACTTGTCTAAGAAATTTTCAGCAATCCACTTTGCCCTGAGTGGATCCCCAGGCATGAGAACAGTCTCATGATATGCTCCTACATGTGCTTCAATGTGTGGTGTCGTCATTTGGTATCATCTGATAAACGTGTTGCCAATTCATTACCCGAGGACCATCCCATTCCTGGTTGTATTCATGATCCATTATAACACTATTGAGACCAATATTTCTACCAGCTATAGCGTTACTTACGGAGTCCTCTAACCAAAAGTGGTCTTGTCCTGAGTATCTCTCTCGTAGATACTCTTCCTTTGTGTAAGTATGATCAAGACTACAGTCAATAAAATCAAACACATTCCCAAAAAGATGTGTTAAATTTTTCTCTCTTAATCTCTGAGCATACTTATCCTTATTTAAAGAACTAACAACTTCAAATCTCCATCCAAGGTTGTGTAATTTGTTTACATACTCTATTGCATCTTTATATGCAGGAATAAATCCCACACATCCAGAATCATTAAACCTCTGGATCTGCCTCATTGCTTGTAGATCTGATATTCCATATCTCTTAGATTGAGAGTAATATTTTTCTGTATCAGGTATCCTATGAAATCCATGCTCAGCCATCCATACATCAAATGCATATGCCCAATCTAAAAGAACTCCATCACAATCAACAATTATCTTCTTATCCATGCTTGAATTGATATATTTGATCCCAAGTTCCCAGGTCAACATATTCTTCAACCTCGATTGCTTTCGACTTATATATCGGAGTAGATTCGATCTCTCCTGCAAGAAGACGATGCTTCAGTGTTGATTTCTCCATAAACTCAATACAATTATCAAAGACACGCTTTCTGAAAGCAAAGGCTGTCCAGAAAGCATTGAAGCGATTTATATCTTCCTGAGGTTTATCCTCATACTCCTGAACCAGATTGTTCTCATCAATCCAAAGAGATCCTTTGGTTCTCAACATATCGTTATCCACATCTCTCTTAAAGAAGAAAGTAAATCCAGTCTCATTTAGACTATCATGAACAAGATTCACAATGTCCTGAGAGGACTTCAGTTTCATGAAAGTATCTGGAAGGAGAACAAGATTCTTCTCACCAAATAAATGCTTTGCACTCTTGATAGATCCTGTATACTCAGTCTCTGCGGGGTTGAAGAATGTAAACGAGATATTGTATCTAGACTTGTATCGACTCAGATACTTCACAAGTTCTGTTTTATTTTCATTGAGTGTAATTACAAACTCAACATCCCTGCGACCATAGTTTGAAAAAAGATCAAAACTATAATCAATCAGGGATTTGTTCTTTTCAATAGAGTGAATTTCCTTTGGGTAAGGGAGAGAGAGTCTAGTTCCCTCACCCGCACATGGAAGTATAACAGTTAGTTCAGACATTAGATTGTAATCCAACCAGGACAATAGATATCAGTGGTGTCTTTGTGAGCAAGTTCTCCAGTAAACCACTTATCAGGAGCAATAACTTTCTCACTATTAGCAAGCCATGCACCCCACCAACTGTAAGAACTGTTGGCGATGATATGGTATTTACACATGGTCATCAGACACAGATCCACGCGAGTATCACCACTAGTAGAGATCATAAAACGATCTTCTTTAAACTCCTCTCTACACCAATCGGGATCATCAGAGCAGAGAAGTACAGGTTGATCTGGAGAAAAGTAAGAAAGTGCTGTCTTATAGTATTCCATACTTTGCACAGGGTGTGCAGTGTGTCCAACATAATCTCCACGACGAACATGTAAAGATAATACATCTGCACCACCAAAGATAGACTTCCAAATGTCCTTACAAGGTCCCGATACTTCATCAATGAAAGTAAAGTCCTTTCGTATTTCATACTGGATATGTTTAAAATATTTTTCGGTTTGAAAATAACCAACCAAATCAATATTATCAGGACAACGTTCAAAAAGTTCTGGGATAAATGCGAAGCTCTCCTCAACATACTGAGGATGAGCACACATTTCCTGCTTAAATGAAGGAAGTTTAAACGTCTGATACAAGTTAGTATCAGAGTTTCTCACCATAGGATCTCTAGTTCCAAATGCATTTTCTGGAGGAAGAGAAAACTCAAGTCCACAGTTGTTTGCAATTCCCTTGATAGATGCATACTGGAACATCTGATTAGCAAGTCGCCCCAGATTTCCAAGACTATTAAAAGAGATCATAATTTAGATGGAGAATAGTTTGGGCAGGGACATACAAGACACTCAAGTTCTTTGTTACCCATGTAGTATTCACGCTTCAAGCGTTCAATTTGAGTCCAAGGATTGAGAGTAGATCCAACATCAAGATAGGTGTTGTTCTTATTCTTTGCCCATAGTTTACATGCAAGGATATTAGCAAAAGCTCCTGCAGCAAAGAGGAATAATTTACCCTCAGGATTCTCACTCAAGATCTGATCAGGCAGGTCTCGGTTGAGTACCCATGCATTATACTCGATTGGATAGAATTTTTCCACCTTGAACGGGAGGTTGTCTAGATTCGTATCCTTATGAGTTACGAGGTGAATATCATACTCTTTATAAACTTCAATATACTTTTCCTTATAGAACTCATAATTTGAATTCACAAAGATATTTGCATACGTGATATTACTTTCTGGTTGCTCAGAAAATGTAATCGTATCCTGGTAACAGGGACAGATAGCAACGTAGTAATCAGGATGCTGATAACGAAGTGATGCTTCTAATTCTCTCCTAGCAACCTCATAGAGAGGATGGTCTCCATTAGCAGCCCACTCTCCATTAGCAGGGAGGAATTGTGTTCCTTTGATCGCTCCCCACTCACCATCAGCAAATTTTCCAAGAGCAAACTTCTCACGGTTTACTAGTTTGTTATAGAAAAATTCAATCTCTTCTTTGTAGTCTCTCATACTCCAGGTCCCCATCCATAAACTAAAGGATACTTATCAGGTAAGTTATCTTTGGTGAAAGTATGCAAATGATTTTTAGAGTCATGCTGTTGATCATGATCAACAATCCAAATACCCTTCGCAACTTCTCCCATGAACAATTCAGTAGTATACTTATGTTTTAAAGAATAAGTATACACAGATTCATCTAAACAATATTTTAAATTTCTTTTTGCTGCCCATGCAATCCAACAATAAGTCATTATATTCTCTGCATGAGCAGGTATTCTAAGTGCTATACATCCCTCAAGCATTGATATAATATCTTTCGTCTTTGCAAGATAAACATAGTCAACTAGATATCCAACACTACCTTTATGCCATCCTAGAGAATTAAATGCATCTGGATCACACTTTGGTAGAGCAGCGTCAAGATCAATCAAAAAGTCTGATCGTATCTTTGGGCAAAAGTTATATCCTTTTTGATCTGCAAGTTTGAATCCATTGAGAGTAGATGTCCATTGATAAAGAGCTCTCTCAAGACACCATGGACAATGACCAGTTCCTGACTTTTCCTTAGCAGAAAGAACTGGAAGATCATCAGTCACCAAAGAAACATTTGGTAGACTCCGAAGATAATCCAGATTCTCTTTTGGTTCAGAGTTCCATGTTGACCATATCTGTTTGTAGTCTTTATAGTATTCTGAAACTTCTTTACAGTAGGTTGTTGGACCCTGAATAACCAGAGCATCTACTTCAATCATTTTTTACAAACAGCAAAGTAATATCCGTTATGCCAGAGACTATTCTCTAGAACATGAGGAGTTGGATAAACAATATCCACACCATTACTAGTACGGATTTGCATAGAGTACTTGACTTCAATTCCAAGTTCTTCAATTGCTCTCAGAGTACCATCCCTAGGACGTGGGTCATTCCAGTCATCAATGATGAGAATAAACTCATCATCAAGAGCGGGTAGTGCTAGAGCAAGACCATCATACTGATCTTGTTCTTCATGAGGACCATCAAAGAAGTAAACATTATGCTTACCGATATCACCATACTCTACGTCTCTAAAGTCTCCTTCGTAGAGTTCTAGTTGTGTATCATCATTAGTGCATCTCTCAGCATTGTTACAAAACTCTTCGCGCACATTACCAAACTGAGACCAGTTATCAACACACACTGCAGATACTTTGTTACCATAGATAGCAGCCATAGCAGTAGATCCTTTCCAGGATCCAATCTCAAGATATCGTGCATCAGGAACAGTAGCAATCAAGTTGTTAACAAAATGACGATACCGTTTACCAGACATTCCATTGAGAGTAAGAATCCAATCGGGAAGATTTGATTCTTCAGTCAATGCTTTCTCATATGCATCTTTGATTAGTTTTGCATACTTAGTTCTAGAGCTCCCCTGAACCTCAACATAAGGTTCAAAGGGAGATGCTTCCATTAATTCCATCAGTTTCTGTCCTTATAAAGTTTGAATCCGTCATCTACACAGTGTCTGAGGTACATAGCCATTTCACCTGTACCAACTGTAATGTTTGCTGTAGCGTGTTGATCACCACCATACTCAATTGCCTTGAGACTACTCCACATAGACTTATCGTTAGGTGGATGTGGTGGAACATAGGTCTTCAAGTCAGTATACTTCTGAATCATATGCGAGAAGTGAATGTCTTCACCACAAAGCATCGTCCATTGTTTACCAGGAAGTTCTCTCCAGAATACAGAAAGAAGATCTCTAGAGAAGAACCAAGAGTGTCCAACAATATCTACCTCTACAGGTTCCGTATTGTTTCCTGCGCAGATTGGATTTACATCCCACCCAAACCTAGCATACTTTCCATCTTCGGTTTTGGTAAGTTCATAGTCTGGGTTATCAAACCGAAGACCAATCCCACCAAGCAATCCAGGATGAGTTTCGTAAGTATCTAGGCAGTTTTCTAACCACCTGTTTCCTGGAATCGTATCATCGTCAAGGACGCAAACATAATCAGTCCTAGCATTCAAAGCAAAAGCAAACCTTGCCCATACTCCATAGTTATAGTTGCTGAGAGCTGCATTCAACTCAGTGTAAGTGTCCTCATCATACTCAATACCAGGAGCAGTATTCTGCCAGTAGAAAATCTCATCTACTTCTACTGTCTGGTTCTTAATTGCCTCTACTTGTTCTTTCAAATTGGAACGCTTGTATGCGTTCAATACTACAGTGATAGATTTCATGTAATTCGTTCGGTAGTAGTCACTTTGGTTTGTGCAAGAATCCATTCGTATGTTTTACGAATACCCTCCTGTAGAGTCTGCTCATAATCCCACCCAAGTTTCTCGCGGATGAGATCATTGTTAGAGTTACGTCCACGCACACCAGTTGGTGCATCTAGTTTATACATCTTATGCACCACCTTACCAGAAACCTTAGCAGTAATGTCTACTAAGTCATTAATTGAAACCATTTCTTCAGATCCAATATTCACAGGACCAGTGAAGTCAGATTCCATTAACCTTCGAGTTGCTTCAATGCATTCATCAATGAACAGGAAGGAACGAGTCTGTAAGCCATCTCCCCACACCTCGATTGCTCCACCCGTCTCCGGGAGGTAAGCGACTTTACGGCAGATTGCAGCTGGTGCCTTCTCTCTTCCACCGTCCCAGGTCCCTTCTGGACCAAAGATGTTGTGATAACGAGCAATGCGAACAGGAATACCATGGTTACGCTCATATGCAAGGTATAACCGCTCTGCAAAGAGTTTCTCCCATCCATATTCAGAGTCGGGGTCTGCAGGGTATGCTGATTCTTCACGGCAGTCTGGGTTATCAGGGTCAAGTTGATTGTGTTCTGGATACATGCAAGCAGATCCAGAGTAGAAAATTTTGGTCAGTCTTTTATTATGTTCTGGAATCTGATTCCAGTCTTCTCCATATCTCTCATTAAGTTTACGCTGCTCCTCAAGAACATTCAGGTTAATAGTACAGGAGTTGTGCATAATGTCTGCATCATTTTCACCAGTGAAAACGAAACCTGCACCACCCATATCAGCAGCAAACTGATAGATCTCATCGAATGTTTGAATAGATCGATAAGGAATAGAATTATAGAAGTTACCCCTGTATCCTTTAAATTGAATGACCCTAGAAACAAAGTTAGCATCGCGAAGATCTCCACGAACAAACTCATGAGCACGACTAGGAGAAAACTCAGGTTCTTTTAGATCTACACCACGAACCCAATATCCTTCTTCAACTAGTCGGTTAACCATATGACTTCCAATGAAGCCACCAGCACCGAGAACCAATGCTGTTTTTTTAAAGTCACTCATTGTTTTTAGATTTAGTCCATACCTATGTATTATATAAAAAAAGAGGGGTCTTGTAAACCCCTCAGTATTCAAGAAAGAGCAGAGATCAATGCTTCTACTCTCTTCTCCAATGCATCCAACCTCTTATATGCTTCATCTTTATGAGATGCAAGAGGAGGAAGTCCTGCTGCATTTAGTTTTGCCCCGCCACCATCACACTTACTGTGTGCTTTCGCTTCAAGTGCTTTGAGTCTTCCTTCGACTTCAACGTCATAACGAGACATTGATGCACCATTTGCAGATTTTCCTGCGCTCCCTTTTGCAGCCATAGTTCTAAATTAAATTATCAGTTTTATTTAGATACCCTGTCTCTTACATAACAAGGAACACGATCTGGATCTAACCATTTGGTATACTCAAAGTCTTCCATAGCAGTAGTGAGTTGCATACCATTATCGCATAGATACATATCCCTGTAACGCTTTGTCCATGGATCTGCTTTTTGAATGCGATAGTCGGGCATACCGTTGATCTCAAGTGTTCCACACTCAATATAACGATAGGGAAAACGTTCTAGAAGGACTTTCATCAGACAACCTCTGCGGTTTCAAGATCAGCAAGAATATACTCCATAAGCATATCATAGTCGTCAAGGGCATCGCCAGAGAATACAACTCCTTCGTTTTCATAATAACGACGAACTTTCTTGAAGAGCTTTGGATTTTTCACGTCAAGAAAAATATCACCAAGTGCAGCAGAGCGAAGAGTGTTGATGTCTTTTTTGAACTTAGCAGTGATAGTCATTGGTCTGTTTGTTTACCTAGTAATTTTAACAGAGACTCTAAGAGGTTTAGAATCTTATGGACACTTTCAGGAGTGTCCCATGCTCGCTGTGAGGATCGAACTCACCTTAGGCAAATTATGAGTTTGCTGCATTCACCAGATTGCTAAGCGAGCGTAAGGCTTAAGAAGCCTCGTTGTTCAACTCAGTATACAACTTGATTAGTTCATCGTCTGCAGGAACCATGACGGCTTTATGACCGTCCTCATTAATGACTCCTAAGGTTTCCCCACTCTCAACCCGTGAGAAGAGTTCATCCCAGTTCTCTTCCCACTCTTTCACGGTGTAAAAATTCATCGCAGTTTTGGTCCCATCATCCATGCTACTAAAGAAATTCTTTGTCCTCTAAGAACAGGTGTTACTCTATGTGGTGTTCTTGAGTCAAATACTACCACAGTTCCCCTCGTTTTATCTACGTTCTGAACTTTTCCTTGATAATCAATAAACTGTAGTTTACCACCACTATACTCTTCAGGATCTGAAAGAATGATACTCATGCTGAGTTTTCTAGTAAGACCCTTATCTGTACTCGTTCCGTAATCAGAATGCCATCCGTAAAAATGATTCTTATCGTATCTTGTGACTTGAACCGATTCCATCTCTGTTAGATCGTATTCAAAAATTTCTCTGTTAGCGATGTGAAAATAATGAGTAAAGATTGTGCTTACCCAATCAAGTTCAGCAATCCAAGATACATCACACTGTCTTGATTCTGGATACTCTCCACCTTCTTCGTCATTTCCAACTTCACCAGTTTCCCAATCTTCCTCTTCGATTTCGGAAACTCTTTGCTCAATAAGATCAATAAGATAATCTGGAAGAATTTCTTCAAAGACAATAGGAGAATGAGCTACCTTATGATCGCCAAGCAAGTTCTCTCTAATCTCTCTTTCGTTTCCATCTTCATCATAAAACTCTCGGATAAAACTAATTTCTTCATCCGTTAGAGATACAGGTTCATCATCTGGATTATCAGTTTCTACATACTGAACTGCTTCAGACTCATCAGCATTTAAAACAATAGATTGATTATCTACCTCTTCTTCTTCAACAACTTCATCAGGAAGGTTGTTTTCGTCAAAGGTAACGTTCAATTCGTGTACAATGTTCTCTTCAGACATCTTAAAACTTCAATGTGATAATTTTGTATAATTATGTATACAAGATATCGGGATGATAGGATTTGAACCTACGACCTCCCGCTCCCAAAGCGGGCGCTCTACCAAACTAAGCTACATCCCGATAAGGTAGATTCCTATCGCCGCTACTCCTGAATCTACCAAAGGGGAGTACCGCAGTTAAACACTCTGTTCCATGATGTCTAACAGTATTATTATACCTTACAGATCTTCTTCCTGCAACTTTCTCAGAGTTCCCAATCTTTCCTCCCAAGTTTGTCCACCATCAAATCCTTTCATAGGATTAATACAGGTTTCATCTCCGAGTTTATTGCACACCAATCCTGCAAGGTCTAATTCATTTCCCTCATTTCCAGTGCCCGTCCAAACATGGTTTCCATTGATCCATGTTGCTCCGCACTTTGGACATTCCTCTCTCGTCAACTTGAGATCAGACAGTTCCCTGGATTCGGTCATTTGTTTTCAGTATAGTGACTTATTTAGTATAGAGGCGTTACATTTATGCGTCAACCATGTGTTGAGACCCTAACGTACCTCAAAGTCTAGTCTACGGACCTTGCGCTTTCTTCTTGCTTCCTGATAGGCAAGTTCCTCTCTAGAGAAATGACTATCAATTTTTGATTCTCTGTTGTGAGTAATTAAGACAACTTTGTTCATGTCTAAAGCTCCAACCTTATTATCAACCAAATTCATTTGATTTGGACAACCGCAAGTTTGGATCTTATTAGAACTTGTTAGTTCTGTGTTGCACTCTTTACACCTTACTGTAATCATAATACAGACCAATTAGTGATTTTATTTATATGCTTGCTGACGGGATCGAACCGCCGACCGCCTCGGTGTAAACGAGATGCTCTACCGCTGAGCTAAGCAAGCAATAATACATCAGTGTTATCCTGCAGAATAGCACTGATGGGTTCAAGAGGGGTCCCACCTCTCTCTCGCGTGGGTTGGATTTCCGATTCTTTTTTCTCTCGGAGACGCGAGCACGGATGTATACCAGTCCGTTAAGCGGGATATCGGACTCGAACCGACGACATTCAGCTTGGAAGGCTGACGTTCTACCACTGAACTAATCCCGCGAGGCGATTCAGGCAGGATTTGAACCTGCGACCGACCGCTTAGAAGGCGGTTGCTCTATCCGCTGAGCTACTGAACCAATGAAATCAGTATAACTGATCTGAGTTAGGAAGTCAACCGTAGTAAAAATCTTTCCACTGACTGACTTTTGTTTCTTCAAGATCCATCATTACTTTGCTGATGGGAGCTCTTGGTTTCTTACGAAGTTTCATGTTCGTTTGCTCTAGTAGTTTATCACCTTTTCTAGTATTACAACTAGAACAAGCAACTACCATATTGTCCCATGTATTTCCACCACCTCTGCAGCGAGGAATTACATGATCGATTGTAAGTTTACTTTTAGCACCACAATACTGACATGTATTTTTATCTCTCTTGTAGATCATTGCACGGGAAGGATACATTTCAGAAAATCTAACGAAGGGTCTTCTCACAAAATGGACAAGTCTTATAACTCTGCTTGAAATTACTCTTGCCTTTTCTTTAAAGAGAAGGATAACCGCTCTCTTCCAGTTTGTGAAGTGTAAAGGTTCATAAGAACTATTGAGCACTAGAACTGTCGAATACGGTTCGATAGATTCCATGTGATATTCGTAGCTTGAATTTATTTAGAGAGTATAACTGAGTGCTCAGTCGTCGTCAAGTCCTTTCATATATGTCTTGAGTGCTGTTACAAGTTCTGGTCTGGATAGGTCTGGTTCTTCTTGTAGATAAGAATCTAGAACCATAACACATTGATTTTTGAATGCTACATTTTCAGAAATTTCAAGAGTTTCGCGTACAACGTCTTGAGTGATACTCATAGTTCCCTTTAGTAGTCGTAATATTTAGGTTCAGGCAATGTTGCCTGAGGATTTTGTAAGTTGATTGTAATATTCATGAGAATACTTAGTTCGTTTTCCATGAATACCCCAACCCAACCAATTGTAAGCGTGATTCATATAAAAAGCAATCGGTTGATCTTCCGTTTTTAAATGAACTTCATAGTCTAACCACTGAGGTTCGTTAACCATATACCTAAGTTGTCCCTGTATGGTAGAGGGATTGCATTCATACTTATTACAAAAAGCACTCAGTCCATCATAACGATTCTGAGTAGTCCACTGAATGATTCCATACCCACCAGTCAAACATTTCTCATATGGTACAAGAGCACCACCCTCACAGATGTTAGGAGTGAAATTAGATTCCTGTTTGATGTTACCCATTACAGTAGCAAGAGCTGCCTTGTCTTTGATACCACGAACCTGCAGGAATGATAGGGTGATGTTTTCATTAGGTTCACATCCATCACAGATATAAGTATCAATGGGAGGAGGTGCTTGTATTTCGGGATAAGGAATTACAGGGATAGGAACTGCTGTATTTTTATCAGGCAAAGCTGCAAACGTTACTGCAGTCAATACAGTAGCGGATACGATTGCACTACCAATAAACATAATTTTTTTCATACGGACAAGATGTCGATTTCGTCTTCCTTCGGATTTATCCATTCTTTAAACTCATCTGCTAGAGCCATTGCATCTTGATACTCTAGATTCGGGTCTGCTAGTCGGTCCATGACCCACTCGCGAGTCGCTGCAACCACTTCAATTGTCTGATCCATAATCATTTTGAGGATGCGCTTATTATAGTAGATCTGGATTCCCTCGTCAAGGTTCTAAATAAAAACCAATTCTAAACATAATCCGAGGATTATCTCTGGTATAAAAATCATCTATCCATGGTTGATGAAAAGCCTTCGAGTCATAAAATAATGCTTCATTGAAATTATATTCAACGTTAAGAACATTATCCAAAATACCATTGTTTGTCTTCTCTTCTAAATTGTTAATATCTACAGTATCAGAGTATTTGGTTAACTCATTAGTGAGATCCACATCTCCAACAACTTCTCCATTCATTGACCAGAATCCTGTTCTAACAAATCTATTATTTAAGTTTAAAAGAAAAATACGAGAATCAACTTCATCGGTTGAACTATCATTATGAGGTAATAAACAATTTCCTGTATACAAGTCTTTATTCAATGATTCACTACTCATAAACTTTTGAGTATTGTTTCGATAAAAATAAAGAAACTCACTCTCGCTAGTGTTTTGTTCATATTCATCCTCATCATAATCAAGAAGATTTTCAATAATGGTGTTACTTGTCCAATTAGGAAGCACCAAGGAGGTTAGTCCTGGTCTAGCTGTCATTGATGACTCCCACTTAGTTAAAAGTTTTTGAAACTCAAGCACTCTATCAGGATACTTGAAAACGTTTTTATATATCGTTACATATTCGGTAAGTTCTTCTATCTGGACATCTGGATTCAGTTCTGCAGCCCAATTCCAGATCTCATCAACCGTCTCCATAATAATCTTTCCTAAAATATCTGCTTAAAATATTACTATTATAGTATGCAGGTTCGCCATTTAAAGACTCCGTAAGCACATTGTTTAGAAACAACTGCCGAGTCTCTTCAAAATTTGTTCTGCCTTTTGTTTTATGAAGTGATAGTATCTCTCGTTTGAATTTATCTTTGCCGATCTTTTCTATCTCTTCTTTAAGTTCTGGACAAGAACCATAATATTTTTTCCAATCTGATTCTTGTTTTACTTTACGCTTCTTTCCCTTTGGTGTTCGGAACGACCAAAAATACTTTCTCCCAATGTACTGTCGTTGGTTTGTGAGATTGGTAATTTTATAAACAAAACCAAAGTTGTCGCAAACATCGCTACTATTAAAAGCTCGTTCCATGTAAATCCAAGGATTTTCATAGTCAATATCTGTACTCATTAATAATATCTAATACCTTGTTCAGGTATTTATGAGCAAGGTCTCTCTCCCCCTGCCATACATCCGCTCCCTCCATGTCCACCTGATGCTTCAGTTTCATTACACGGACTTTCATTTCTTCTTTCTCTATTTGATTTTTAGGCATAAAAAATAGGAGGATTTCTCCCCCTATTTAAGCACAAATTGTATAATTAGTCATCAAAGTCACGATTCTCAAATATAAAATCGTCACACTTCTTTGCTTCTATGTATTTGTAATACTTTAAAGCTTCATACTTAAAAGCATCTTGTTCTTCTTTTGAAGGTTTCGTTTCTTTCTTAAAGTTGGAAACCAGCGAAAGTATCTTTCTTAACATCTTGTTTAATTCCACCTACGACATAGGACTCAACCTCTGTTTCCTGTGGTGCAACTTGCAGTCCCTTAGAAGAGATCCAGTGTTGTGTCCAGGGTAGAGGATTATTTTTTGCAGCAATATCATACTGAGGCTTGAGACCAATCGCCTTAAGACGACGATTAGCAACCCACTCAACATACTGCTGAAGAAGTTTATCGTTCAGACCAATCATAGATCCATCCTTGAACAGATAGTCTGCCCAACGCTTCTCTTCGTTTACCGCACGTTCAAATGCTTTATAGGTCCACTCTTCTTCTTCCTTCATGATCTGCTGCATCTCAGGATCATCACCCTGCTTCCACTTGTTCAGAATGTTTTGG